TAATGGCCCTAATAATAATGGCGTGGGCGCAACATTAACCATAGCAGCAAGCTCTCTGACAGTTGATAGCGTGGTAGCTGCAGTGGGCGATAGAATATTACTTCAAACTCAAACCAATACTTGGGAGCAAGGCATTTACATTGTTCAAAGTATCGGTTCAACCGTTGTACTAGAGCGCTCTTTTGATGAACAAAGCCTTGAGCAATTAAAACCTGGTGAATATGTTTCAGTAGGTGCCGGTGATGTTCAGGCTGGTAACTTCTATACGCTTATTGAGCCCATTCCTCAAACTATTGGTGTGGATGCAATGGTATTTAGTGAAGACCCTTCTACTGGTGATGGAGTTACATTCTCAGGTGGTGCTTCTACAGCAAATGCGATTCCAGTATTCTCTGATACCGCGGGGAACATCAAGGCACAAACCACAACAGCAACCTTAGGTTTTGGTTTAACTGCAGCCACTGGTAATATTGTCGCAACAACTGGTAATTTAGTTGCCGGATCTTCAGGTCATGCAGGAACCGTAGCGTCATTCCCAGGAACTGCAGCGAATGGCGAATTAATCCTCGCAGCAGTTAATGCAGGAGGTGCAAATAACACAACCATTAGTAATACAACCATGGGGCAATCAAGTGTTATTACGATTCCTGATCCCGGTGCAGCAACCGCTAAATTCTTACTTGACACAGGAACTGGAGCCACTGCAACAATTACAAAAATAAGCACAGGTGCTACACCTGTACCTATGGTCGATCCTGGCAGTTGTACAATTAGTGCGGCACCAGGCGCTGCAAACACTGCTACGGTCACTATCCAGCTAAAAGATGGCGCTGGCACAAATATTGCTCGAAGCGTTGGATTCAAAGTTTATGCCTCTTCAGCTGCCGATGGTTTGACTCTTGCCTCAGCTGCAAGCACAGGTTTTTCAGTTGCTTCAGGTGGATTAAGTCTTGCCAATGGTACGGCCGTCACTACACAAATAAGCGCTATGTCTAGTGCGACTGGTGGTTGTGTATTAAGCCTCTTAGATACTGGTAAACAAACAAGTTATTTAGTGTTGGCTTTACCTTCCGGCAATAAAATTTCTGCCCAATTAACTTCTGGAAGTTATGGCTAGAAATTAATTAATTTAATAAGCCCCAAATTTGGGGCTTTAATTAAAGGATATATATGCAAGGTGCATACGGTGGTTTAGTTTGTATATTAATTTATGGACAATATGAGGGTTCTCCTGAGCCTCCAGGAGTTGGCGTTTTATTGTTAACTGACGAGACTCCTATATTATTGACGGATGATGAATTTCTTCAATTAACCTAATAAATCTATTTTCAGAAGGATATGAAATGTCTAAAACGCTTGATCAGATTTACATAACCAATCCAGCTACAACTATTCTTAATGATGATTTATTCTATCTCTCACGAAGTCCGTATACAGCCGGCCACGATTATGGAATAACAGGTGCGAATTTAATTGCAAATACATTAACTGGTGCTGTTTTACTAAATCCAACAACCGATCAAACCATCTTAAATAATCATAATTTGATTATGCAAACAGGTAGCATGGTTGCACCAACTATGACACCTGGTAATTTAAGCTTATCAGCTAACTCAATAATTTCAACGAATACGAACGGTGCAATTGATTTAGTCCCAAATGGCTCAGGGGCGACACAAGGCATTGTAAAACTTGGGATGACTTCCAATATTTATGCTGATACATCAAGTGTATTACAACTTTCAGCTATCGGAAAAGCAGGGGCATTTCGATTTCAAACATACTGGAATGCGAACGCGGGTAGTGTTATATATTTAGGAACTAGCACAAGCCAAATACCCGGTACATTAGGCGCCGTAACAAATAATCAATTGCTCTCCTTAATTAATAGCCAAGGAGATGATGGGGTTACAGGATTAGTAACAGGTTCTCAAATTGTCACGCGCACATCAGGTACCATTTCTTCAGGTGTTGTTCCTGCTCAAATTGAATTTTATACAACAAATACCAGTGGAGTTTCAACGCTTGGCATGACATTAACTAATGCACAAGTATTGAATTTAGCTCATGCATTAACCGTAGCCAATGGTGGATCAGGTCGAGCTACAGGAACAGCTTATGCATTAGTTGCAAGCGGAACTACTAGTACCGGCGCCCAACAATCTTTAACGACAGGTACAAGTGGACAAATTTTAACTTCCGGTGGTTCCTCGTCTTTACCAAGCTGGGTCTCTGCAGTAGGATCCGGTAGTCCAGCTCTTTCTACTGATAGCACTTATACTCCGGGATTTTCTTTTGGAGGTGGATCAACTGGTATTACTTATGGTGTACAAGTTGGCAATTATAGTAGAGTTGGAAATGTAGTTACAGTAGCGGTGGCCGTTACATTGAGTAGCAAGGGCAGTTCTACTGGCACATGGACAATGAATCTACCTGTAACATCACGAGCAACGGGACAACCTCAAGCAACACCTATTGCGATTTCACAACAAGTGACTTTTACAGGTGCTTTAGGATTAAGTATTGGATCGGCATCAACTACAGCTACATTTTATCAATATGCATCTGCATCAAACTATGCTTCTTTAAGTGATACAGCTGTTGCTAATAATAGTCAAATATATACATCATTTAGTTATTTAGTATAAGGATGAAAATGAATAAAGAACAGTTGCAACAAAGACTAAGAGAAGTCCAAAAGTTAATTGATGATAGTATTCTATCTCATAACGAAATGGTTTCTGAAAAAGAAAAAAGGATTAACGAAAATTTGGCTAATATGAATGTTCTCATAGGTCGAAAAAATGAATTAACTGAACTTTTATCTATGATGGATGAATCAGACTATAACCCCTAGACTTTCTACGTTTTTTCATTTTATCAATTAATTTTCTTGCCTCTTCGTGGGTGGGAACACATAAACTTTTTTTACCACCACGATTTGAATTGCACCCACCCCACAAATAGCTAAGAATAATGCCATTTTGTTCGTCCGCTTGAACTTTTAATTTGTAGAAACGTGCCTTTTCTAAATTTAACCATTCATAAATCTGATTAGACATACGTTAAAATCTCTTCTAATGCTTCGCTTAAGGCTTTTAATTTTTCTTCATCAATAAAGAACTTCGGATCATCAACTTCAATTTCGATTCCATCTTCATTATAAAATCTCATGCACACCTCTTTTTTGCGTGCATATTACGAAATTATTATATGGAGTGCAAATTTATTTTTATTAGGTTTACATTTAATTATCAACTTCATTCTTAAATTCGTCCAATGATAGCTTAAATACATCTATCATTTTAAATGCCAATTCATGCATACCTTTTTTTATCATCATATTTAATAAAAACATTAATATATAAAATAGTATAGCGGGAGCTAAAAAAAGCTTTTCAATATCACTCAAACCCTGATGGATTAACTTTCTCATTAAATATTTTTTAACGCTATTTGCTGTTTTATGTATTATATTTTGTATTTCTTCATCGTTTTTGTTTAATAATTTTTCATTCATAACTTTATATATCCTTTTTATACATTTCTTCGAATTCTTCCTTACTATAAATTTTAAATTTATCACCTATTCCTTTTATTGATCGACAAAGAATGCAAATTTTAATTCCTTCTCCCCTATCGTACCAACAATGCTTGCATTCTTTCATATTGTTCATTTATTCCTAAATATTATCATATTGTAAAATTAATAATACTAAAAACGGTAAAAATTTAGCACAATCTGTTGGCATCAATTTATTGTGTGAACTAATTTAATTATTTTCAATAAAATCAATAAGTTACACACTAAGTCTGGTTATTGTAATAATCGCGTGCAAGAAGTATAATATAATATTAATCAGGCTTTAGTAATTAATATGAAAAATACTTTTTTAATTTGTAATGTACATGGTGTTAGTGACTTTAGTTTAACTGGAATAAAAAAGCAAAGATGGAAATGTAAAAAGTGTGTTTATGATACAAGTAAAAAATATCTTAAATCGCTCAAAGAAAAATGTATTGAATATAAAGGCGGAAAGTGTGAAATATGTGATTATTCTAAATGCGCTAGGGCGATGCATTTTCATCACAAAGATCCAAAATTAAAAGATTTTTCAATTGGCGATCGAAATCCTAATTCTAATAAGAATGGAACTAAGCGATGGGAATCATTAAAGACCGAATTGGATAAATGTTTATTGCTTTGTAGCAATTGCCATTTTGAAATACATGAACAAATAGACAAAGCGCAAGAGCCAGTTAAATTAGGAATTCATCGTTGTAATTTAACACTTGTAAATTCTCATATATTAAATGGTAGAAAAAACCCTGAAGAAGCCTTAGAGTGGATACTTAAGTTTTAGTTTTTCTTCTTTAGTGAAGTCATTCATGATAAATTTTCCTGCACTTTATGCACAATGGATATTTACTTTTTTCATAGCGTGGCCTGGGATCATTGCCAATATTTAAATCAGGTTCATGATCACAATTAGTAATTAAAATTGATTTTTTTAAATGCGATCTCATATATTCAATGAAATCTCTATTTAAATCCAAGGCATTTAATATTTCAAATCTCAAAAATTCTGCCTCTTTAATTATTTGTTCAAGGTTTTTGGTTGTTTCTATCATTATCTTTCCTCATTTCAAAAACCATTCTGCATAATCCATATCCAACTACTATTCCGCTTGTCCATACAATTAATATTAATACTATTTCGTTCATTTTCTTTTCTTCCCTTTATTAGCAATCAGGTGCTTGAATCTAAACGAAGGATCGGAAACCCATGTACTTTCGTCTTTTATATCAAATCTCCACAATGGCTTAGGCATAGTCAAACCACAAGAATTGAGGTAGTTTCTTTGATTTTCTTTCAGTTTTATTATTTCTTTTTTTATATTTTTTCTTTCATCGAAAGATATTGGACATATAGGTTTATGAGTTACTCCGCTCTCATCTATCCAAACTGATGCGTCTTTTAATATTTGTCCGCAAGATTGTATCGCATCATAATACTTGCGCCATTCCCTGGCTATAAATTTCATATTTTTCTCCTAAAATTCGATATCGTCATCTTCCAGTTTGATTTCATCTTTCCCTTTATTTTTTATATTTTCACATATATAATCTTCTATTTTGTTCCTGGATGGATATCTAGAGCCAGCCGGAGCATTTTTTAATTTATCTAAAGGTATTTCTTTTCCTTCTTCAATCCCTATTTTAACTTTTACTCTTTTTGCTGTTGCAACCTCGGAACAAAGCTTACCGGATTCATACTCTTGTAAAATTCCTGCTGATTTTGAAAAGTGTATTACTTTCCACATCATGGGCTTTGTGAAAACTAAAAAGTCTCTTACATTATGATATCGTCCCTGTTCATCAAAAACTTGAACTGTCATGTCCATCATGGGGTTACCACTGTTTGTAGATATTCTATCTTCCGATGTTAAAATGATAGCGTCATAAATTCCTTCTTTTAGAAGGCTATAACGTTCTTCTATTGCTTCCTGTTCGGTCATTACGTCATATGCAAACATTTTTTACTCTCCTTGTATTTTATTTTTTAGGTGATCGATGCATTTTTGAATAGAATCTTTTGGCATGTCTTCCCAGCTTTCCGAAGATGCCTTATCAAGCCATTTTTGATATGTTTCGACCGGAATTTTTAACAGATCTACAAGTCTAATTATTTCTATAACTTGTTCATGAGTTGCAAGTTCTTGTGCTATTGCATCACGTTCAAGTACTTCTCTTCCATATCGTGATGATATTTCTTCGTAAGAAAAAGGGAAACTTTCGCTATCAGGAAACGATTCAATCCTGGATTTTTTCACGAGTCCTACTCTATCTTTACCTCGTTTTTGAATCTCAAACACCAAGTCAAATAAATAATCTAGCTTTTTATAACAATCAAAAGTTTGCCCCAAAACCGCCAAATTCTGTCCGTATTCATTTTTTGAGTGTGAGGTAATAATTACATTCATGTCTAGCCTAAAAAGTAAATTCAGAAGCTGTTTCATGCTTTTATTAGCATGACCATAAAGACGACCAAATTCTGTTCCTACTTTTCTTTCAGCTTTTTCAAGCAAATCGTTGTATAATAACGTCAAAGAATCTATGACTAAGGTTTTATATTCATGTTTCGTCGTTAAAAGTTCACGAACTTCATTGACCATTTCATCAAAATCAACTGTCATTAACACTGCACCACCAGATTTTTCTATTTCTTTTACATATTGAGGCTTATTTGTTGATCCTTCCGTGTCTATGATGTAAGGAACCGGAAACTGGATAGCTGCCATCGTTTTACCGACCCCAGCAGAACCATAAAACAATGCTTTTAATCTTGATTCTATCACTTCTGGTTTTTTTGCTTTTAAAGCCATTTTTACAACTCCTACTAATGTTATGAGCATTTAATCTCTTAAATAAATTCTCCATGCGCTCAGAAAGCGCATGAGGCATTTATCTAATGGCTATCACGATAACAATCGATGTGGCAGTACCATAAACCGCAATTTGATGTTTTTGATTCCCACTCCAACTCCTCAAAAGTGCAGTTATCCTCTGCAACAATTTGTCCGCTAGTTCGTCCACATCCAGCGCATTCGTCATGTAATTCCTCAATCCTTATTTCTCTAAATGTCAAACGTTCTTGTGCTGTTATAAAATCTTTCATGAGTATTTCCTCCATAAATGGTCGCCGTTGTCCCTATCGATATGCTGATAAAATCCCAAGTCACTCATAACATGAGATTGGAACTCATAGCATCCTGTTGTTAAAATTTCTTCGAGATAATCGTTGTAGTAAGTTAAAATGTTTTGGCGTGTGACACGCGCAAATTCTTCTCTTGTCTCAATGCAGTCATTTTGCAACATTGATAAGAGAGCGCAGGTATAAGAATTGTTTATAGAAAAATCATTGCCGTAAATGCATTCGGACGTATCGCGATCTGTGGTTTCAAGATATAATCTAATTAGCTCATTTTGGTCTGAGTCTGAAAGTTGTGACAATGATAAATAATATTCATCACCGTCATATTTTGCATATTGCGCAACCAATGATTGCACAAAATTATCTAATATAATTTGATTGTTCATTGTAAAATTCCTCTTTGCATCCGTTTTTAAATCAAACGGATCGTCAATCCATGACGACTCTTGCAATTTATTATTACAATAGGCTAAACTAATATTGTTCATTGTTATCTCCTTGGTTAACATGACATCGGGGTTCGAGCGCCAAACTCTAACCCCAACTATTTTTTTTAAATCAAATTCAAAGCATGTAATACAATTGGTAGTAATACAGATGCTATGAAAATCACAAGCATGAGATGGAAATTTTTTTCTATCTTGTCTTCTAAATTATCAAACATCAATCCCATGCTATCTTCTAATCTGTCAATT